GTCCACCCTAGCCTTAACGTCGTGCAGGCTGTCGGTCCATATGATACACTAGAGAAGGCTAAACGGGATTACGCTAAAAGAGTTGCTGCCTATGATAAACTATCAAGGGCGCATTTGGCACTTCTGCGTCATCCTGATAGCATTACTGAATAGAATTAACGGGGAGTTATTAGTCCTTTCGCCCCGTTATAGTTGCTCCCTACCTCATCCTTGTAGGTCGTAGCGACAAAGATATAGGCCTTACGGTAAATCCCGTAAGGCCTTTTCTTTTTGCTCCCCTAACAAACTTACAGTTGGTGCAACTGTCCCATTGAATCTTTCCAGTAGCCGTATGCGCCTTTAACAAGGGTGAACGGTGCAGGTGGTACACCTAAATAGGAGTATGGCTTAGTGCCATGCGCGTCATCATAGAACGATGGCGTAGTAAAGTCTGGCAATACACCATTAACGCCATTAGCCGTACCACGGAACGAGCCTACGGTATGGTCGCAGACTTCAAGTACCCACTGACGGTTCTTGCCATCTGGGGTAGATAAGCGTGTCACCATTGGATCAATCAGCATCTCAGCCAACTCATGCGCGATGACAGTAATTACGCCAGGGGTAAATCGCTCGCCGTGGATCTGGATATTCTTTAACTTGAACGGCGCGGTATAAGTACCAAAGATAGAACGAGAGCCGTAAGCATCTGCACGAATATACGCAATAGGTTGTCCGTTCACTACTTCATGGTAGCCAAGTGCAGTCTTTTGCATCTTGGGATTTGGGAAGTTATCTACAATGCAAAGGTTCCATTGCCCTGCCAGGCGAACAGGCGAAGCGAGTACGACATCGTTACCCATATCCCACTTACTGTCCACCAAGCCAGCAAATCCAGTAAGGATTCGCGCTGCGGTGCTTAAATCAGGCTGTGTAATAACTCGCTTTGATTCGTTAACTAGGTTAATTGTCATCTTGCTCCTTAATGGTCGGTGCTGTAAAAGCCGCCAGTTCGAAACTGGACGGGGGCGGGGTAAAAGACTCGATCCATGAGGCTGTCGCAGCACATGGGGGAAGTAGATTCTTCATGGATGGACCGTTCTAAGATTTGCTCACTACCGCAACTGCGGCACTTATAGTCGTATTGTGGAATGGCCGTCTCCAATCAAACATCCTGGCACACATTCCCAGACCAGTTCGTGATAACTTTTGCCTTCAATGCGGCGCACTAGCGCCTTACACTCAGAGTCGTGGATATACTTCATTCCTCGCCCTTTCCAAAGGGATTAGTACCGCCTAATTGATTAACAAGGCGCCTCATAGCGCCTTCTACCTTACGATGTGCTGTTGTATCGCTCACTTCTAACACTTCGGCAATCTCGGCAAAGGTTAGATTCTGCTCGTACTTCAATTCTAGCACGTCTCTATCCATCTCATCTATCTTAGATAGGGCGTTGCGTACATCAAATAGTTGAATAACATAGTTGCCACCTTCGGCTGGATTACCAGCCCCAGATACTTTCTCACCGTCTAGTTTGGTCGTCTCAACCACATCGCCCCAGACAAAGGGTAGCAATTCAGAGAGGGTAATAGGGTCGTAGTACTGTTCATCGCGCAGTTCATAGCCCAACTTCTGGGCTTTAAGGCGACGGCAATATTTATCGGCTTGGCGCGTGAGCGTCTTGCCTAACTGCCTCACCCCACCCTTGTAATCCTCTGGCTCCTGGTTATGATCCAGCCACTGCTTAACCTTATCCTCACGACGCCAGACCCAGACAAGTAATTCTTGGCGCAGGTCTGATACATCGAAGTAGACGGAATACTTGCGGTGTACCACACGCGCAACTTGACTGGCTACATCCGTAGCCTCTGATAGCCAATCACTCATAACAAACTCGCAGGGTCATGTAAATCTTCCTGTGGCACCATATAGGCAGGTATTCTCATTTTCGTATCCCAGTATTGATCTGCCTGTGCCTCGTAACCCCACATCCAGCCATGAATAACGCCAGTGTGATAAGCGGGAAGTGTGACAAGTAGATACTTACGCTCTGGGTTATCATCTTTACCTAGCAATAGTTTACCTGTGTTGTAGGCGGTAGTGCGTACTTCAAACTCGCCTACATCGCCCATCTTGCGTTCTTCAAATACTGCAAATGGGTACTTGTCCATCCATCTAGCGACAACTAACTCACCTAAGCAACCCGATACTTCACGCGCTAATTGTTCAACCCACGTCGGGGCAGCACCTTTGCTGTTCATAATGCCGATGGCGCGGTTGTGATTAAACCGCGCTACCGCTTCGGTAGTTGCGTAGGCTACGTCGCCAGGAGATAGAGCAATACTTACCATCGCCAGATTTTACCATCCACAATAAAAGATTTGTTAACGATGGGAACAAGTTGTGGGATGACGGTATTTCCTTCTACGCTTAAGATGCCAAAGCCCTGCTGCCATGTGAACAGCCCAGCCTTAATATACTTAGCATGCTTAAGGTTCATTAGATGACCAACCTCTAAGCCCCATACAGTCTTAGATTTACCAGCCCACGATTGCGTCCAATGGGTTAAACCCATCCTGTGCGTATGTCCACAGACGACGCTGACACCAGCCCGCTTTGCAAGTCCAAGAGCAGTTGATCCAGCAGTGGGTTGAACATTTCCTTCGTCGCCATGAACAAGTATCCAATTTGGTGCAAGTTCGTATGGTTGGTGGTGATACGTAATTCCAAGTTGATCCAACTTGAGGAACTTTTCAATTTCAAGTTCAGGCAAACCAATAAACCCTGGTGCATTGTTTCTGATTTTATTGTACAGCCTGTCACTGTGATTAGACCTTGAGATATGTCTGATCTTAAGTGATTCAAGTAGCCGTACAGTAATGTCTCGGTGTTGTCCGATGTCATACTTCCATTCTCCTGGCCCGCCTTGCTCCCATCGGGAGATTTGCGGAAAGTCAATCTCGTCACCTACGCTCACCACCTCGTCTGGCTTGTATGCCTTGATAAATTTTGCCAATGTAGCCGTCGCATCAACATCATGGTAGGGCGACTGAAGATCCGAAATTACCACTATTTTTTTCACGATTTAGGCCAAAGCCCTCTCTCAACCATTAGTGCAATCACGGCGTAGTTCGCCATATCCTTGAACGAATCTTCAACAGATTCGTGCTTAGGTTCTTTCCCTGTTGTAAAAAGATTTTTAAGACGATGATACTTGTCACCGATACGAACAAGAAGGCCATTGATAGGCCCACCAAAGGCGTCATTAACATTAGAACTGCCATAGTCCTCTTGTTTGGTGATGAGAAGGTTCCCAAGTTCATCTAGCACGCTCCAAACGTTAGTCGCAAAGTTATTATCGCGTGTCACTCTCGAATCCCAGGGTAGCGGATTACCGCTATTCCCGTTGATATCTCTATCGAGAGGACTTGAAAGCCAAGGCCTTCCAGGAACTGACTCACCAGGATAATTTCTGATTCTCTCACTCATTACGCACCTTCCTGTCCACGATAGAGCCAATTTTGGCTATCTTCATCCAACTCGTAGTAATACACTATTGTACCACCTGTGTACAATTTCTGCTCCATTTCAATGACGGTCAACGCCCATAAAGGTTCTGGCACTTGCGCGCCATCCTTCGGTCCGCCGATAAACTCAGACATTATGGTTTAATGATTTCGTCGTCATCCTCACGTTCTATTTCGTGAAGTAGGTACACAACTAACTCTGGGTTATCGCGCAAGACATTAAGGAAGTGATAGCCGATAATGTCGCATACTTCTTCTACATCAAAGCGCTTGCGAGTGGAGAAGGGCGTTTCAAAGATGACAGCATGAGTAATCTCATGCACCAGTACGCGCAGTTTTTTATCCTCTGGAATATCTGGGCGTAGTTGAATCGTGTTTGTGTCAGATGTGGTAAGGCCGTAAGTATCAGGGTCGGCAAGGTCGAATTTGATTTTGTACCGCTGCCCCGATACGTCAATGAACTTAGGTCGTTTCATGCTCCCACCTTATCTGCGAACCAGCCTGAACCTTCTGAAAGATAGACGTCGTTTACATCTTGGTTAGGCGGCAACTGTACCACAGTTGCGGTATTTAAGTCCTCTTTGATCCGCCCAGCAAGTTCCTGACCAGGGTTACGCCCGTCCTCTTTAACGTCGTTATCTGCGAAGATGAGTATACGGGTATAGGATTCAAACAACTTAGGGAACCAAGGTTTCCATTGTGATACTCCCGCAACCCCAACAGCAGGTATGCCAGTGAAAGCCGACACGATAATCGTATCAATCTCTCCCTCGCAAATGGCAATCGTGTCAGAGTATCGGTGCAAATCACCAACATTAAATAGCCCAATCTTTTGGCCCGTAGGCCAAAGATATTTAGGCGTAGAATCACCAATGGCACGGAACTTAATACCAACAACACCAGCAGGAGTGATGTAAGGGATTGACAGACGGCCAACTGCATGCTCATGGCCAGCACTAGGCTCCACGACGCTTCCAAGACGGAATGTACTTGCCACTTCCTTGGTTATGCCGCGTGCCGATAGGTAAGACGCTGCCTGTGGCGTTAGATCGTTGTGATATTTGTCTGCTGCTTCCGTTAGCAATCTTCTCTGCTCTGCGTTTAACATCCTTAAACTCCTTAATATCCTCTTTGCGTGCTACTAAATCATACACATCCCCTAGCAAGTTACATACTAGACAGTTAAATACCTGCTTGTCTAGGTTGTACGCCGCACTGGCATGAGAATCCTCATGCACTACACACTTACACGCCTGCCATCCGTGACGCTCTATAACGTGTACGCCGTAATGCTCTAGCACGGCGCCAAGGTCAGGCTTGGATACCACTTTGTGCTAACCATTGGTTAAGATCCTGAATTACCCAACTCTGGTCAAGTCCTGCCATACGGCGCTTGACGATGACGTAGGCTGGTGGTACTGGCGTGATGCCTCTGGCCTTAGCGTAGTTAGCCGCTTCGGTTGTAGCCTCGCGCCAGAACTGCGGCAAGTCCATCTTGGCAGTTGCTTTCAGTTCAAAAACATAAGGCTTACCAGCGACAAACGCCACGATATCGCCCTCGTCGTCTTTGCCTGCAAGGCGCAGACGCTCTGCGTTAACTCCCTTGGAGCGTAGCCACTTAAGGATGCCAGTTTCAAATGTGGATCCTTTGCGTTTATTTGCTGCGCTCATTCCATCTCCCTTGAAGTTACACCGACACGCATCTCGCGCATGTCTGAGTATATTGTCATTCTACTTGCATCGGCCCATAGTGTTAAGTAGTTATCACCAGTGGCGCTGTGTTTAGCGAAACGATTCTTAACGCAGGCGATACGAAACTCACCTGAGTGTGGCACCAATGCCACAGTGAGGATCATTTCGGGCAACTGCGCGATTTTACCTTGAATAGATTTACGGCTTGGTGGCAAGTCTGGTTTGCCTTCTGCTTCACTTGTATGGTGCAACAGTACTACGGCCGCCTCTGTCTCGCGGGCTATGTG